GGCAGGTAGGTCACCCACGACGCCGGCAACGAGTTGACGTAATCCCGCAAAACCTCTTGGTCGCCGTACCAGCGTTTGAACTTAGGCGGTAGGGCGGCATAACTCTCGGCCATCGCCTCCCATGCCCCACTGCTGGCCGTGATCGTGCAGCAGCCGAGGATCGGGTACACCTCGTCCAGCGTCTTGCCCGAATACTCGCTGTAGTCTTGCCCGCGCTGGTGGATGTTGAACATTGCGTCACGGTTAAACGAACGGCGGCAGGCGGCGATGTGATGGTCGTCCAGCAGCAATTCGACGTTGATCGGTTTATTCACGATCATGTCGGTGTCCATGTACATCGCGGGGTCGGTTAGCCCTAACCCGGCAAACGCTTGGGTACGCCAGAGCATGAGGTATTCGCGGTCGCCATCGGTCGGGGCCGTCCACGTTACGCCCGGCACGGTGCGCGTGTCGTGGTCGGTGACCTGCACAATTTCGGCGGTCGGGTTGTGCCGCCGCAGTGATTCCACCATCCGCGCCGGCATGGCGAGGTCTGGGCCAACGTGGAAAAACACAAAAGTTGACATGGTTGCAACGATACACCTATGTGATAATCTCGTCACGCGGAGGTTCTATGTCGCATAAAGACGCAGCAGAATTTGTCGGGGTATTGCTACACAGCAGCACGGCCACCCATTTTCTGCACCTGCAGACGGCCTCCTACGCCGCTCACAAGGCACTCGGCCACTACTACGAGAACATCGTGGACTTGGCCGACAAGTACGCCGAGGCGTATCAGGGTCATTACGGCATCATCCCGCTTGACGATTACCCCGAGGGGTTCAAGGTACAAAAAGACGCGGCCGCCTACGCCGAGAGCCTGCTGAAGTTCGTAAAGGGCATCCGCAGCGACCTGCCGAAAGACACCGACCTGCAGAACATTGTGGACGAGATCGTGGGCGAAATCGCCAGCCTTGTCTACAAGTTGGAGCGGTTCAAGTAAATGGCCGCTGACCGCAGCCGCCTTGCCGCTGCCCTCGCCTACAAACAAGCCGAGGAAGAACGCCGTCGCCGTTTGATGGAACCGGATTTAACCGACCGGCAGCGTATGGAATTGGCGATGGCTGCCGATGGTCGGCAACAGCAGGCAATGGCTGGCGTTACCCCATCGCTAGAATCTGAAGTTCAGCGCGTTACCGGGTTACAACCGGAGTTAGAACGCAGCAACATTTTGCCGTATTACAGCCGCGAAACCGGGCTGGTAGCGCCACAAATTTTGTATGACGCCGCTAAAGCACTTGTGGCGCCGGGATATGCAGCCCGAGGTGGCCGCGTAAATCCTGAAGAAGCATTGAACTTTGCAACCAATGTGATGGGGGGCGCTATCGGCGGATCAGCCGCAGCCCCGATTGAAGGCGTTGTGGCTGGTATGGGCGCAACCCGTAAACCCTCAAGGGTGAAATATGAAACACGAGAAGAAGGCCCTTTCCTCCGCATCCGAAAGGCAGAAACAAGCGGAGGAAGCCCTGCAGGAATACGAAGCCTTAGCGGCCAAACTGGAAAAACTGCGCAACGGGCGCCCGCGGCTGGAACTGCCGGAGGACGAACTAGCGGCGCGGTGGCGCAACCTAATGCGCCATCGACGGTTTCAGGACGACGTTTAACGCCGGCGCAAGTTGCGACCCAATACACGGAGGCGGAATTCGGGGCGCCGTACAAACTGCCCAAAAATCCGCCAAGCAGCCTTCAAAAACAGGCTCCAATTGGCCGCGTTTTTTTAGAAGCCACCAAAGAATCTCCGCAGTATAAGTCTGCAACGCTCAAATCGTATGAGCGTGTTATGCCTAATGTGTTACAAAAAGCCAAAGTTAAAAATTACGACGATTTGCTTGAAAAATCGTATTTGCAACTGGCTAAAGAAGTTAAATCGCAATTTGATGCGCTGCCAATATCCATGTCCTACTACCGTGGCGGCGAAGGCGCATATAAAAGCAGCAAGGAACTGTTTGAGGACATAGATAAACGCGGGCACATGTTCGTTTATCGGGGCGGTGATCCTCACGATTTCCTCGGTCAAACCGACCCTGATACCGGCCTCTCATACAACGAAATGTTTAGGGCCGTCCACGATTATTTTGGGCACGCGGTACATCGCAACCAGTTCGGGCCGGTTGGCGAGGAAACCGCATGGGCAGCACATAGCCAGATGTTTAGTCCTTTGGCCCGCATCGCGATGAGCAGCGAAACCCGCGGGCAAAACAGCCTTGTTAATTATTCGCCGTTGAACGCTCGGTTGAAAGCCAAAATTTTAGATGCCGAGCGCGACATTGCAGAAGCCGAGCAATATGGTTATGACGCCGAAACCATCAAATCGTTACGCAACACCCGGCAAAAATTATTTAACGCATTTGAATACGCCCCGCAAAAGTCAGTCGTGTTGCCCGCTGAAATGCTCCAAATTGACTACATGGGAGCAATGCCAGCCGGTTTTGAAGGGCTGATATTGCCTGAACCCGGCACAGCCACATCGATGCCTTTGACGCACTACAGCCAAAGCGCATTGCTGACGCAGACCGATCCGACGCGATATGGCACCGGCATTAAAGGGCAAGAAGCGATCCGGCTACGCGAAGCGCCCGACGTGCGTGACCGCACCTATTTTTACACCGGAAGGCCGGGAAGCGTGCGGCCAGAAGCAGGGTTAGGGCCAAACGTGTACATGGCCCAAGGCGAAAACTTGTACAACATGAGGCAAGACCCCGCGCAATTGGGAACGCTGGCAGACGTGGTGAACACTACGTCACCCCTTGCCCAAATGAACCCCGGGAGCATCGATGACTTCCAACGCGCTAACGATTTTGAACGTTTAATGCGAGCATACGGATACAGCGGTTATTACAGCCCAGAGGCAAAAGTGGCTACCGTGTTTGAACCGATGAACGTTAAACTCGCTCGGGCGCTAAAACGTTGACACTTTAACTATTGTTTCATTAGTGTATAAATAACTTATGGCACGCCCAAAAGGATCGCCCAACAAGGCAACCGCAGAGGCACGCGAGGCAATAGCACGCCTTGTGGACGGTAATGCTCACCGGCTCAACATCTGGCTGGACGAAATCTACGAGACAAAAGGCGCAGAGGCCGCATGGAAGTGCATGATGGATGTGGTCGAGTACCACGTTCCGAAGTTGGCACGCATTGAGACGACGGGCAAGGACGGCGGCCCGCAGGAATGGGTGATACGGTGGGGCGAGCCGAAGTGAGGGAAGTGCTGCTGCCGTATAACCCACGGCACGCCTTCATGCCTTTCCACAACCGTCGCCAACGCTGGGCCTGCCTTGTCGCCCATCGTCGCGCAGGTAAAACAGTCGCAGCCGTCAACGACATCATCCGCGCTGCTATTACTTACCAAGGGCAGCGGGGGCTGTTTGGCTACGTTGCCCCGTACCGTTCGCAGGCCAAAGCCGTGGCATGGCAATACTTCCAAGAGTTTGCCGCCCCGATCACCGAGTCCAAGAATGAGCAAGAATTGACGCTGACGCTGATGAACGGCAGCCAGATACGCTTGTTCGGCGCTGACAACGCAGATGCGATGCGCGGCCTCGGCTTTGACGGGCTGTACCTCGACGAATACGGCGACTTCCGGCCTAGCGTATTCGGGAACGTGTTGAGGCCGAGTTTGAGCGACAAAACCGGATGGTGCGTTTTCGGGGGCACCCCGAAGGGACGCAACGCGTTTTGGGACATCTACGAGACAGCCCAACGCCTGCCAAACGAATGGTTCCTGCTGCGCCTGCCCGCCTCAACGTCTGGCCTGCTCCCACCGGGCGAACTAGCCGCTGCCCGTGCGCAGTTGGCCGAGGATCAGTACCTGCAGGAATACGAGTGTAGTTTTGAGGCGGCCATCCTAGGCGCGTATTTCGGTAAGGAAATGCGCGAGGCGCAGGATCAAGGCCGCATCTGCCACGTCCCGCACGACCCCGGGTTGCCCGTGTATAGCAGTTGGGATTTGGGGTACAGAGACGATACGGCGGTGTGGTTCTACCAACTTGGGCGCGGGGAAATCCGCGTCATCGACTTTTACGCCGTGAGTGGCGAGAACATATATGACATCGCCGCCGTGGTTACGAACAAGCCGTACAGGTACGCCCGTCACTACCTACCGCACGACGCCCGGGCCAAGAGCCTACAGACAGGCAAGAGCATCGTGGAGCAGTTGGCCGCCCATCTGGACATCGCCAAACTGGCCGTGGTGCCGGACATCGGAGTGCAAAGCGGCATCCAAGCGGTTCGGTTGATCCTGCCGCAGGTCTGGTTTGACGCAGAACGCTGCCGCGAGGGCATTGAGGCGCTACGGCAGTATCAGCGTGAGTACGATGAGGATAAGAAGGCATATCGCCAATCCCCGCGTCACGATTGGACATCACACCCTAGTGACGCTTTCCGTATGCTTGCGGTATCATACGCCGAGCAGGCTGACAAGACCCCGACTTTGGAGCCAAAGCCGCTCATGGTCGGGCCGGGCAATACAGTG